CATACCTTATACAGAAGACGGTAGAGATATATGCCAAGTGCTTATTAAAGAAGGTCATGCCGTAGAATATGACGGAGGCAAAAAGAAAAAAGTTTGGGGTGACTACTAATGGAGTCAGCCGTTACTTTAATTCAAGAGGTTGGGTTTCCTATTGCAGCGGCACTAGGTCTTGGTTGGTTTATTTATAAATTAATTATGCGTATTGTTGACGGTATGGAAACAAAACTTGATACTGTTGATGAAAAAGTAGAAAGTCAGATAGCTGCAATAGAAGAAAGACTTGGCACAAAACTTGATTCACAACATGGTATTTTGGTAGCATTGATAGATAGAGTGCGTAGTTTAGACAACGAAATAATACGCCAAGACACTTTAATAAAAACCATATTGGGTGTACCTAACTTAATTGATAGCGGAAAAATAGCAAAGGCAGGAAGAGATGACCAACGAAAAGACTGATAATATTTTGATATATAGAATTGCATTTGGTTTAAGTATTTTCTTTTTTCTTGTAATTTTATCTAATCCTTTATGGTCTGATACTATTACACATAAATTTAAGTCACCTAGTTTTAATGGTGTGGGCACATCAAGTCATTACCTTACAATAGAAAACCAACAATATACTCGTAAGCTTACAATTAAAGAAGAAATAAAAGCATTACAAGATGAAATCAAGAGAGAAAAAGAAAACTCTACTCTTGCAAGATTTATGCGTAATCTTGAGTCTAGGGTTTACGCAGAATTATCAAGACAGTTAGTAAATAACTTATTCGGAGAAACACCGCAAAGCGAAGGTGTCATCACTTTAGAAGGCAATACTATTGAATATACAAGTGATGGTGTAACTTTAACCCTTAAAATTACTGAGGCGGATGGAACAATTACCGAAATCGTTATACCTATTGGTACTTTTACTTTCTAGTTGTTCTATATTTGATCAGATAGAAGATACTTACGAACATAGGTTTCCACTACATAATGTTGTAAATATACAAGATTTACAATCTAAGGAACTAAAATATGTTCCTATACCTCAAGTTAGTCCTGTTGTAGCAGTGTATCCTACTGCTTTCACAGATCAGACAGGACAAAGAAAAAGCAATAGTGAGTTTGCTTTGTTTAGCACAGCTATAACACAACAACCAAATGCGTTACTTATTAGAGCCTTAAAACATGCAGGAGACGGTAAGTTTTTTAGGGTTGTAGAAAGGGTAGGCTTAGATAATCTTACCAAAGAAAGACAGCTTATAAGATCAGCAAGAGAACAATCAACCAATGAAGAAGAAAAAAAGAAAGCACTAAGACCTTTATTGTTTGCTGGTATTTTGATTGAGGGAGCTGTCATATCTTACGAAGTAAATTTAGAAAGTGGTGGAGCAGGTGCTAGATATTTAGGTATAGGCAAAAGCGTTATGTATAGAGAGGACAACATAACGATAAGTATGCGTATGGTATCTGTTGCAACAGGAGAGGTTTTGTTAGAGGTATTAAGTCAAAAAACAATATTTAGTTATGGCAAATCTGAGGACGTATTTAGGTTTGTTGAAGCTGAAAGCGAGCTAGTAGAAATAGAACTAGGCAACGCAAGAAATGAGTCATCAACCATAGCTTTGATGAAAGCTA